ATAAGATAGTTACCATTGGCATTTATTAATGTAGGTGTCCAATAAACTGTATCTTTGTAATATTCCATTTGATGTAATAGTTCATTAATTCTATCACTATAGCGCACATCATCAAAGAACCTATTGGAAGTTTGTATTGCTAACTTTAAAGAGTATGTGCTTAAATCACCTACATAGTATTTATTCGAGTGATCCCACACAAAGGACGATTGACTTATTGTTCTAAATTCTGTAATGAATGCTTTATTGTATGGTGTTTTTAATATGATGTTATCTTCTAATATACCAACGTGTGCCGAAGTATATTCACGGGTAGTTTGTACAATTGTAGTAGTCCAAGGAAGGTTTAACAATTGGTCAATGAAGTATCCTTGCTTAATTAGTTGTCGTTGATATTTGTCTATGAGTTTATTTAATAAGTCAACCTGATTACTTGTTACTCTATGAATAGTAACCGTCATTTTTTCTAAGTTCTCAAGGAACCTAGAATCATACCTACTTAGACGCAGATTTTTAACCATAAAATAGATTAAGTGTTCACGGGTTTTTAACTCAGTCATTATACTATTATACAGTACTCGGCAATATAGTTCAATATTTAATGGCAAGAAAGGAGAACAATGTTCTCCTATTATCGGAAGAGGGCTTATTGACATTGCCTCTTACGTCACACTGCAGGGGTTATGCTTTCATACAAGTTGTTTTAGCAAGATTCTGCCAGTTGCCGGGACTGATCTTAACCAAGTCTGCAATTTTCAAACACATACGCAAGGACACTTCACGCAATTTAGTATGATTGTCCCACATAAAGTCGATTACAATTTGTGATTGTTCTTCCGTAAAATCATAGTCTTTGAACAAACCACCATCAGCGTCACGATGCACCTGCTTGATACGCAACATCTTGTCACGATCACCATCAATAGTCAGGTCCAGAAAGTGACAACGTGACTGCAATGCTTCTAAGTGATCCTGCAATTTCTTAGATTTAAGATTGCCAAATTTCAAGTTAGTGATAAAGATAGCACTACCATTGAAGTTGAAAGTATTAGGGATACCTTCTTCACGCAACAAACGTGAATCTGAATTCCAGCAAATTCTACGTGTCTTACCTGAGTCAAGTGCGGCCTTCAGAATATTTAAGCTCAAGTCATCAGTAAAAACTGAATCGCAGTCATCAAAAATCAACACATTTTTTGTGTCAGAGTATTTGTACAATTGAGTATATAAACCCAATGCTGTCATAGCACCTTTAACAATTTGAAAGCGAACTTTCTTACCGGCAAGCTTGTCAAACATACTTGCTTTTTCCATTTGTGTTTCAACACCATATGATTTGCCGACACCGGGCGGGCCTGAAACAATCATAGCACGAATATCACCATTGATACAAGCACGTGACATTTCATCAAGGACCTCAAAACGTGTTGCAATGCGGTCCATTGCTTCTGTTTCAGTTTCTTTTACTACTTCTTTTTTAAATTCTACAACTGTATTAGCCAACACTTTTTCTCCATTTAAAAATTCAATATTATCAATCGTATCAACGAGGACCTTAATCTCATTACTACGACCCGGGAATTGACCGTCATTTTTAACAGTCACATAACTACCTTTTTTACTTGTTTGAAACCCTTTAACTAAAGTGAATACTTCACCGTTAACTGATTCATTACGATAAGAACCTGACAAAATACGAATAGTAGACATAGCTTCTCCTGTGTGTTAATCAATCAATACAAGTATTATAGCACGAATGCCATTTATTGTCAAATTACGCTACCTTACGAAAGTACTGATAGGGTAATCCCAAAGTATAGCACAAATATTCATCATCGCCGTTAGTGTCCTCAGCTTCGTGAATCCAGCGCATAGCAGTAGCACGGTCTGTAGCACCTGCATGGATCAGGGTGTAAATCCGTTGCTCAAACACAACAATTGCCTGTGCTTCGGCCTCTTTGCGGACAATATCTTCGGCTTCAATAGCTACACCGAGTCCTTCAAACTCAGCTTCAAACTGTTCCAAAGTCCAGCTAGAAGTGTCGATGCCGCGAGGGCGAACACCATAAGCGTCCTTGTACATATCCCAATATATAGATTGGGCTTGTTCCAACTGTGTCAACTCTTCCCAAGATTTGAATTCTGTAGTCATTTTCAAGTCCTCTTTATCAGTTTCAATACAAGTATTGTATCACAGGGCCCATTTATTGTCAAATTTAGGCAGAATAGTCTGCATTATCCATTTGATCTTGCCAAAATGCTAATGCATCAGCTTGATTCTCAAAGGATTCTAGTACGTCCATTCCACCCAAAGGGTGAGGAAACCATACTAACCATTGCTTACTATCTTCATCGTATGTGCAATATAATTCTACTGGTTCGTCCATAAAGATACCTTTAATTTAACTAAGACTCTATTATAGCACGGTATCCATTTATTGTCAAATTAAGGTCCATTTAAATACTTTGTAATATTGTAGATCATCCGCTTGTTTTACACTAAACATAGCTTCAATATGCATTTCACTTTTAGCAAATAGCTTATCCCAAATATGCATTAATGGATTTTTTGGTTCAATAGTAATTAAATGTGCAATGTTATAAACATCCTTAAACCAATATTCATGTTGTTTATTACGTTTGTTACTTCTATACAACCGTTTAACAGGAGTTAAAGTTTTAGTAGTAAGTGCATTTGGCCGACGGCATAACTCATCAAAATTATTAATTTCTGGATTAATCTCTTGTTTGAATTTATCAAATTCAATATCATATTCATAAAACTCAGGGAGTTTAAATGCTATGGGAAGATATGCTTCGTTAATTTTTTTCCCATCACCATGAATGAGGTCACTCATATCTTGACGGAAGTTAGTAAGTTTAATTTCTTTCAATGACCACAGCATAATTTTTTTACTAAAATAATCTCTGATATCATTTGCAGTAGCTCTATCCTCTTCTCTCACGTACCCAAACAATGATTCATCCAATAAAGAACCTACACCTGTTAAAGGTGAGTTAGTACGCATACGTTTCCACGCAACACTTAGTGCCAAAATATCTTCAGAAATTTCTGCTACTTGATATCGTTTAACGTTTGGATTATTAAGACCTCGCAATGAATTAAAAAGATAGTCATCTGATAAGGTAATATTACCTACACCGTGTGAACCCAATGCATATGTAAGTCCCTGAGACTGTGCCATCTGTGACATAATTCCAGAATTTGTTGAGGCACTTATGTTGTATTGATTATTAGCCAATTGTAATATCTTCCATTCCAGCTGTGCGTAACCGCACGATATGTCCCATCTGCCATTGTTTGGCTTCGAGACCCTTCATTATACCTAACCATTTGTTACGTAATAGTGCAACTTCATTGATAAGTGTTTCAAAGTCTACTACCTCATCTTCACCATCAACATATTTTTCCGCATCACGACTAGTCAATACTCTATTATACGCCTCTAGATATTTTTGAAAATGTTTTCGGCGAATTTTCCGTAATTGAATATTGAGATAGTTCAATACTGCTTCTATTTCTTGTAATTGATTAAATCGATGTTCTGTAGTTCCGGGTAATGCGGCAATGTTCTTTTCAACATTACCGTATACCTTTACATCACTCTTAGCTGAGATGATTTCATTCTCATAATGAGAAATGAAATCGGGTATTACTGCTAGATTAGTAGTAATCCTAGTATACCAATTTGACATTTAGTTCCAATCTTCTTGGTCTTCGTCTTCTTCGTATTCTTCGTAATCATCTTCAACATCGTGCTGTTCAGCGTAACCTTTCAATGCCTTAAGCATTTCTTTATCACTTCTGAATGCATTTTTAATGTCGTCAGCTTCGTAGTTGTTGTCGATTAATAAATTAATCAATGTGTCTGCGGCATCATTACGCTCATTTAAATCAATGTGTGTACGCAAGGCGTCCCAAACTTCAGCAACAAAATCTAAACTCATTCTGTACCCTCCTCCTCAGGTGTTACAGTACTTATCTTTGTTGTTGCTTTTTGTGAATACTCACTCATTACTATATCTAAACATCCGTCAGTATTTGCTTCCCAGCCTTTACGAAACTTCTTAATGATTTCTCCATCAAGTGTTGTATACACAAGACTGTTACCTTCTTTCTTAACAAGTTCAGCCTTCTCAATCATATCTAATAGACCTGAATAAGGGCTCATACCTGTTTCATAAGGAATTTTAACTTGAACAGATTCAAACGGTTTTGCATAACGAGTTTTCATAATTTTACAAGCGGCACGAATACCTCTTACATCACTAATCTTATTACCATCTTCATCTTCTTTAAGTTTCAGTTTCTTCATAGCAACCACAATACTTGATGCATAAACGAAACCTTGACCACCACTGATTTTATCATCTGGATCAAACATATCTTGTGAAGCATATGTGTGATTAGTAGCGACTAGGCCAATGCCAAGAGAACCAAACATATTAACACAGTTACGAACAAGTGCTGTTAGTGCTTTAGGCTTACGACCCATATCACCTTTCATATCACCTGCTTCAAACTGATTAACGTCTGTGGGTGTTAATAACATACCAAGGCTGTCAATCACAAACAATACCTTAGGACGATCTGTTTCTGGTAATGCTTTGTAATCTTTAACGAACATAGAAATAGTTTTTCCTACTTCGTCAATCATTGCCATGTTTAGTTTTAATAGTTTATTTTCTGCTGTAGATACACCGAGTGCGTGTAACCAAGCTTCGTCAAGGGCATTCTCCGAGTCAACTAAGACTACAAAGATTCCTTGTTCTTGTGCGTGTCTAACGAGATTTCCTGAGCAGATGAACGATTTTCCGGCGCCTGACTCTCCGGCAAAGACAGTAACTTTACCAAGAGGTACGCCTTTATTAAAGTCGCCGCTAATGAGATAATTGAGAGCATAATTTCCTGTCGAGATCCAATCAGTAGGATCGTTAAATCCTATTGATAGACCTTCAATACTTTTTGTAATGTCCTTGCGGAACTTACTAATGTCGAATGGTTTTGCCATTGTATTCCTTATTTGTTTATAGTATTATACACGCTGAATGATTGTTTGTCTAGATAATCAGGGCATTTATCTGCAATCGTATCTAATTCATAATCATTTGGGTAATGTCTTAATGCGGCTCTGGCCCTATCACGGATAAGACTAGGAACACGCGGTGTACGACCGGGGTCGCATAATTCTTCCAACAACTTTTTACCTTGCTTTAGGGCGCGGTATCTTTCGTCTGGTAGTGTCATATTATTTCTCCTGAAGATAAGGGAGATTACTCTCCCTTATTTCCTTTAAGCTGGCTTGGTCTGCCTAGCACGAATCATTGCTAGAATGTCTTGTGCTTTGTCGCTTGAAGGCTGTGATGTCGGGACTTGAATCGGAGCTGATGCTGGTTCATCCCATGGTGCTGAAGTTTCTGCTACGGGTGCTGTTACGGGTGCTCTAGTTTCAGTAGTAGCTGTTTGTTTTTCCGCTGTTGCTCCTGCAGGTGCTTCTAATCCCCATGGGCGATAGTATGCTCCCCAACGCTCTAAGTCATATGGTTGACCATCGACACTTGCGTCAAACATTTCTTTAATGATGCGCAACTCTGCTTCTCCGGGACGCTTTGGTAAGAACTCTGCCAAATTATACAAACCATGTGCTTCAATAGAAGCTTGCTCCGCTTCTGTTAATGGGCTTTCTTTACGTGCCCAATTACTTGTTGAATAGTCTGCATATCCACCTTTACTTGTTTTCTTAATATTCAAATCAAGACCACGCATAAAGTCTGTCGGCAATTCTTCCATCTCAGGATCCATCAAACTTGCTTTAATGATTGTAAAGATTTGTGGACTAATAATGAATCTACGAATTGGGTTAGCCGGTGTCTTATCATCACCAATTGGGTTTTGACGAACAAAACCTTGAAACAAGTAACTGCGTTTCTTCCAGTATTTGTTTGCTAACTCTTTCAATGTTTCATCTTTGTACCAAGGACGAACCTCAGTTAAGATTGGGCATTGTGCTTTTGAATCATACATCTCAACGCAAGGTACTTGAACTTCAATACGCTTAACGTTAGGATCACCCTTAACTCCATTGAATGGGAGTTTAATAATTTGTCGCTCTACCCAGAAGTATGGGTTGTTACTATCTGCGTCGGGCAATAGACGCAATGTGGCTGTTGTGCCTTCGTCCATATTCCAATGTGGATAGATTGAATTGTCTGCTTGTTTCTGTGTTGAACCAGATGTTGATTTGTTTTCTTGTGCCGCAATACGAGCACGAATTTCTGCTAATGATGCCATGATTTAATTTCCTTATAAATTGAGATGGTCTCTTTTTTAATATTCGTCACTACCTATTAGTGACTAACATAAGAGTAAGTATAGCACACCTTCTGCTTATGTCAATAGTATTTATGCCGGATATGGTAAACCTCACCTTTTAAGTGAGGTTTTTGAGAACTTATTTACCCAATAATCGTTTGATAACGTCTAGGTCTTCTTGACCCTCACCGACTAAATCACCAATAGTTGCTGGCTTGTTGGCTTTAGGACCTTTGTTACGCCATTGACCTGCTTCACCTGTAGCATAGTCACCTGCGAATTCACCTTCTGCCATTTCTTCTTTATCTTTAGGTTGAGCCATTGCAGGCTTACCGTGTTGTGCGTGTGATGGAATACCAGCTTTCTTTTGTAAGTCTTTTAATAAATCTTCTTCGCTTCCGCCGCCTAATTTATCAAATACTTTACTTCCAACTTTCTTAACTGTGTCTAATATACCTTCTTCTACACCTAGTTTGTCCTTAAGGTCACGCTTCATTGCGTCATTATCTTGTTTGTGCAGTTTACCTAATTTAGTTATTCTATTAGGTGACATGTTTTTACGCATTTGCCTAAACTCTAAATCATCGTGACCCATTGAATGGCCGGGACGCGGGAAATGCATACTGGGGCCGCTTTCAATACTATCAGCAGTTTTGTCGCCAAACTCGACACGAATCTGAGCAATAATATCTTCATAGTCATCATCACCCATATATTCAGGATCAGTTGCGTCTGTGTAACGATCAATCAAATCGTTAAGTCTTTGTTTCTTTTCTGGATCTAATGCTTCTTCTAAGTTACTACCACCTAATGATTGTTCTATTTGCTTGATCCAACCGCTTACATCACTTGAACCAATTTCGTCAACATCACCGATAAAGTCTGCAACGTCATCAATTGCTTGAGTAATTGCTACAGGGCCATACTTCTTTAACAAGTCCGAGCGTTGCATTAAGATTCTACGAGTAATAGCACTGGCTACTGGATTATCTTCAGCACTCTCGGGGATAGCACCCGAATTAGAAGATTGTGTATCAGATTCATCCAAATCCAAATCTTTTAAATTACTTTCTTCATTACTATCATCGTGCGCTAATGTCTCGGCGCCGGGTGTTTCTGTTAAACTATCAGCCCACTCAGCTAAAGCACCAACTTCTTTCATCTCTGCTACCTTCTTATGTAACTTAGATAAGATTGGCATTACACTTTCAATACGTGGGTCTAATGTCTCTTGTACAAACAACTCATTTAAGTTACTTATATCTGTTTCATCTTCCATTAATGGTGGTGTCCAACTTTCAAAGTAAGCATTGTAACCGCGATGACCAGTCATTCTACTTAACGTTTCACGTAGTGATTGATAGTGATTGATACCTTCATTGACTAATTGTTGTGCTGATTCAGTGAATTGACCAGTGCGTGTGGCACGAACAAATGCACCCATCTTTTGATATTCTTCACATATGTTGGTAATATGTTTACCTTTTTCATCATACGGTGTGCCACCTTCTGCGATATGACGAGCATACACACGTGCAATACCCGGCTTAGTTGTAGGAACAGCAAAACGCTCACCTTCACTATTCTCTACAAATATCTTAGCTACATTACGATAGCGTTGCTCACCTTCTTCGATATTCTTATTGTGTTGAATGATAATCTTAGTTGTAGGGACAGCATCGCTGTAGCTACCTTTTTTACCCATTGGGTAATAACCTTCTGATATTCTTTCTTGCTTTTTCATATGTTCCCTTTTTGCCATATCATATTTTAAATGGTCCGTGTTTTTAACTTCAAAACTTAACTGGTGTTGTTGTGCAAAACGTTTTAAATGATTCAATAGTTTATACCAAGAATCATCTCCACCATTTTCTTCTTTTTCACTATTAGCAACATCATCACCAAAATAGATTACTAATTTATGTAATCCATCAATGGATGCTGTTACTGTACCGTATTCTTCTCCGTCTTTAGTAAACTTAAATTGAAAGACTTCTGCTTCTTCCGGAACTGGAATTTCCTTACCAGAAGTATCTAATAGTGTCGGGGCATACCCTCTACTACGTAATAGCTCAAATAATGAGCGGTTAATTGATTCTTGATTTTTAGCCATATTGTATTTATCTTTTGCCTCTTAGCTTATGACCGCAAAGAAGGGCAAAGGAGCTATGTATTCATCGTGGTCACGTATCTGAGTCTCTAAATTAACGTGATAATCACTTAAATGCTGTAACATTCTAGTTACTAATAAGCTAGCCATAATCAAATCATCTGTATCCCCAATTTTAGCGGCATAACTACCACCATGGGCTACAAATGCTTTTAATTCACTGATAAGACTACGACTATTTACAGTCATTTTTTTACTTTCAACCAACGTTTTGAATTTGGCGCAACTTGCTAGTTTGCTCTTATTAGTTGTATTGAATCCTTTACGACCCTTACCTGCTTCGCTAATAAAAATACCCGGGATATTACTTTCCCCGTATTCATTTAATGATATAATAGCGGCTTCACCAATTCCATTACATTCAATACTGTAATAGATGTTATTAGGTTCATTAGTACATTCTGCTATATATTTGCTTATCTGTGCCAGTAGCTTGATTTGGCTAGGGATATCTGTTTTATTGTGTTTCCATTCACCAACTTGAGTAGTAGTATTTGCCTCAAAGATTTGAATAGCCGACGGGTCACCACCTGTACCGAGACTCGGGTCCAATCCTATACAATAAATATTACCCTTCTTTGGCTTCTCATACCAACGAACTTGTCCTATACGACTAACAGGTTCTATCCC